CGCTTCGTGTCTCTCCCCGACGCCAGGAAGGGGGGTCCAGTGACCAACCTGGACGCTGCCCGCTCGGGTGACCAGCGGCGGGCGCTGGAGGCGCTGAGGGACACCCTGGCGGACCTGCTGGATGTGACTGAGGCGCAGGTGCACGCGCAGTTGGCCGCGCAGTACCGGGCGACTCTCGCGGACCTGGCGGCACTGGAGAAGCCGGGTACTCAAAGGAGCTTGGTCGATGAGTTGCAGCACCGCCGCGACAGCAAGGGTGGGCGCGCAACGGCCGACGCATCTGCTAACGCCTGAGGGTCGGTTCGACTTCAGCGACGGCGACGACGCGATCGCTCTAGCTTCGGCGCTCGGCTTGGAGCTGTTCGATTGGCAGCGGTGGTTGGTGCGGTGGATTCTCGCCGTGGATGACCAGGGCTACCCGGCCTGCCGGCAGGTCATCCTCGAGGTACCGCGCCAGAACGGGAAAGGCGCAGTTCTCGAAGCGATCGAGTTGTACTGGCTGATCGTGGCTGACGTTCCGATCGTGATCCACACCGCTCACGAGCAGGACACGTCGGCGGGTCATCAGGACCGGCTCGATTCGTTGATCTCCGAGCCTGACATCACCCTGCCACTCCTGAAGTCGTACAAGTCGAACGGCAAGGAGCGCATCCGCAACCTCGACAAGCGGCTGCTGTTGCAGTTCCGGACGCGGACGAAGGCGACGAAGCGTGGCGCGTCCCCGCAGCGGGTTGTCTTGGACGAGTCGCAGGAGTTGCAGTCTGCGCACCTGGCGGCGTTGGTGCCCGCGATGGCGGCGCAGTCGATGAACCCGGACAAGCTGCCGCAGTTGATCTACGCAGGCTCGGCTCCCCTGGAGCATTCCCGCTACATGCACGAGTTGCACGAGCGGCTGGAGCGTCAGCGGCCTCCGAGGACGTTGGTGGCGCGGTGGGCGTGCACTCCGGACGACGACATCACCGACCGCGACAACTGGTACCGGGTCAACCCGTCATTGGGGCTGTTGATATCCGAGGAGTACGTCCACGAGACCGAATATCTCGTGATGGACCCGGAGGACTTCGCGGCTGAGCGGCTGGGGGTAGCCAAGGGTGGCGGGCGTGGCGCTGATGGCCCGATCTCGTCGGCACGTTGGGCCGACCTGGCTGACGGCGAGTCGATGGCCTCCAATGAGTCTCTGTCGCTGGGCATGGATGCGCCGCTCGATCGTCGTTCGGTGTGTTTCTCGGTGGCGGGTCGCCGCTCGGACGGCTTGCGGCATGGCGCCATCCGCTATTGGGTTCCGCAGCACGATCTGGGCCGGGTGGCTGAGATTGCGAAGACTCTCGCGGATGGCCACAAGGTGCCCATCTTCCTGCCGCCCCGGTCTCCAGCGCTGGCTTGGCGTGACGACCTGGAGCGTGCTGGCGTGGATGTGCGCGAGGTGAAGACGGCCGAGTTCATCGAGGCACAGCAGACGATTGAACAGGCGGTCGCCGAGGGCGTGTTCCGCCATCGTGGCCAGCCGGAGATGGTGCGGGCCGTGGAGGGCCTGGCCGCGCGAGTGGCGGGAGATACCTCGCCATGGTCGCGGCGTTCGTCGTCGTCCAACGTCGCCCCGCTGTTCGGGCTAGCTGCTGCTGTGGCCGGCAGCCAGGGAGAAGTTCCCTATGACCCGATGTCCAACTTGATGTGAGGGGTGGCGTCGTGGTCTGGAACGTGCTGGAGGCGCTTGCCCTGGTTGCCATCGTGGCCGGCCTGTTTCTGCTGTTCGGCGCGTGGGGCCTGATCGCCGGCGGCGTCTGCGTTCTCGGCCTGTCGCTGCTGGTGAATCGGCCGGAGAAAGGCGGTAGCGCGTGAGCAGCATCTTCTACCGCGCCCGCGAGCCGAAGGCCGACGAGCAGCGCTCGTTCGAGTTGCCGCCGCAGCTGGCCGCCATGATCCAGACGAACTACGCGACGGTGAATCCGACTCAGGGCCTGACCGCGATGCAGTCCGTCGCCGTGCGTTCAACCGCTGACTTCATCGCCTCCCTGGTTTCGGAGCTGCCCGCCGACGTGACGTCGGGCAAGGCGGTCCGCCCGACCCCCGACAACATCGCCGACCCGGACGGTACCGGCTGCGGTCGTGAGGATTGGGTCTATCGGCTGGTCATGTCGTGGCTGTTGCGGGGCAACGGCTATGGGTTCGCCGCGTCGTGGGATGCGCGTTTCGGCCGGCCCAAGACTGTCGAACTGCTGTCCCCGACCAATGTGACCGCGCAGGAAGTGAACGGCGAGGTCCAGTGGTACCACAAGGGCCAGCGGCTGGAGGGCCAGCAACTGGCGGCCTTCTGGCATACCCGCGTGTACCCACAGCCCGGCTTCCTTCTCGGCCAATCGGTGGTTGAGGCACACGCCACCTCCATTGGTGTGTCGTTGCGCTCGGCCCAGTTCGGTGACCAATGGTTCCGGGACGGCGCCCACCCGTCCGGGATGCTGGTCAACAAGTCGCCGCTGACGACCGTGAACGCCGAGCAGGCGAAGGAACGTCTCAAGGAGGTGGCGCGCGGTAACCGCGATCCCTTGGTGCTGGGTGAGGGCTGGGACTACAAGCCGTTGCAGGTCTCCCCCAACGAGTCGCAGTTCCTCGAAACCCAGCGCTTCTCGGAGGCGCAGTGCGCACGCATGTTCGGCCCTGGCTATGCCGAGATTCTGGGCTACGAAACGGGCGGGTCGATGACCTACGCGAACGTGGTGGACCGCCGCCAGGACCTTCTCGTCTACTCGCTGAACAAGTGGGTGCGGCGCGTCGAGCGTGTTCTGTCCGCGCTACTCCCTCCGTCTACGCAGAAGGTCGAACTGAACCGTGAGGCGCTGCTCGAAGCGGTCACCCTCGCCCGCTACCAGGCGCACAAGCTGGCTCTCGATGGCGGATGGATGCTGCCGAGCGAAGTCCGCGAAATCGAGAACATGCCACCCGTCGCCGACATTGACGATCGGCGACCCAACACACAGGGGGTGACCAGTGGAAACGCTGCCCAATCTTGAGATCGTTCGGGCCGTCCCCCGTGCGGCTTCCGCCAAGGATGATGCAGACGGCCAGCCGCTGCTCGAAGTCCGCTTCTCGAAGTTCGGCGAGTGGTATGAAATCCACTCGTTCTTCGAGGGGAACTTCATGGAGCGCACCGACGTCGGCTCGTTCGCCAAGACCATCTCCGAGTCGCGGGGTCAGGTCAAGGTGCTGTTTGACCACGGCTACGACCCGACCATCGGCAACAAGGTGCTCGGCACCATCGAGGACCTGCGCGAGGACGACGACACCCCGGTCGGTGAGGTGCGCATGTTCGACACCTCTTACAACCGCGACCTGCTGCCGGGCCTGAAGGCTGGCGTGTACGGGTCATCCATGCGGATGCGGGTGGTCAAGGACGAGTGGAACCAGACCCCGGCGCGCTCGGACTACAACCCGAAGGGGCTGCCGGAGCGGACCATCAAGGAGGCCCGGCTGTTCGAGTTCGGCCCGGTCACCTTCCCAGCCAATCCGGAGGCAACTTCCGGCGTCCGCTCGATGACGGACGAATACTACGCGGAAATGCGCTCCCGCGACCCCGAGCGGGTCGATGAGCTGAAGCGCTCCCGCGAATCCATGATCGCACTCCACCGTGACGAGCAGCCGCCGGCAGGCACTGCGACCACGGCGGCAGCCGCGGAACCCGCCACGACCGAGCCGGCTGTACGCCACTCGGGGGGCCTGTCTGCCGGCGAACGGCGCCGTCAGCTCAACCACCTTCCCGAAAGGAAACCCGCATGACCGTCAATATCGACGTGATGCGCGCACGGCTCGAAGAGATCGAGACCGACGAACTGCGCGCCATCGACACCGAGGCCGGCGAAGCCGCCCTCAACGAAGACCAGCAGACCCGCTGGGACACCCTGAAGTCCGAGGCCGACGAGATTCGAGGCAACATCGCCAAGGCCGAGGCCGCTGCGCGGTCGGCGGCTGAGCGTGCCGAGCAGCGTGCCCGTTGGGGCAGCGTGCAGGTTGCGCCGACCCGCTCGAACCTGTTCGACTTGGACGAGGTCCGCTCGCTGACCGGTGACGCCCTGACCGACCGGGCGCGTGCCGCGTTCGACCCCGACAAGGTGCGCGGCGCCGAGGGTGTCGCGGAACTGCTCGAGGGGTACGTCCACGGCGAGCACGCCGACGCCGAGTCGCTGGCCCGCTACGTGCTGGTGCACGGCTCGGCCGAGTATCGCTCGGCGTTCAAGTCGTGGCTGCGGTCTGCCGCGAAGGGCAACGCCCCGGTGCTGTCGCAGGCCGAGGCGGAGGCTGTCCGTGCCTCCATGTCGCTGACCAGCACCAACGGTGGCTACGCGCTGCCGACCCTGCTGGACCCGACGCTGATCAAGACCGGCACGCTGACGAAGAACCCGATCCGCAACATCGCCCGCGTCGTGTCGGGCACGCAGGACAAGTGGAACGGTGTCACGGTCGGCAACGTCACCACCGCGTGGAAGGCGGAGGCGTCGGCGTTCACCGATGGCTCGCCCACCACTGGCGCGGTACAGATCGACGCGGCCATGCTGACCGCGTACGTGACTGGCAGCTACGAGATCTTCCAGGACTCGAATCTGCTCCAGCAGCTGCCCGGTCTGATCGGTGAGGCGATCGACATGGCCGAGGGTGCCGCGTTCGTGTCGGGCTCCGGTTCGGAGGCGCCTAAGGGTGTCATCACCGCCGTGTCCGGCACCGCCGGTTCGCTGGTGACCTGCACCACGCGGGGCACGTTCAACTCGACCTCGGGTGTGGACACCCTGGCGCTGTTCAACGCGCTGCCGTCCC